GCGTTTCCGACGCGGGACTTTGTCCCTTCGTTTTCTTTTTTTTCAAACCTAATGCTTGGCAGGCCGATTGCAGAGATATTCCCTACGACAATATTATCCGGAGATGCTAATATATCCAATGCGTGTTGGACCGAGGCATTGTCTAACTTTATTTCGCCGTCTTTTTCTTCCCTACCATGACTGTTTTTAGCATGTCGTATATCATCTGCGACCAGCTCAAATCTATACCCGTTAAGTTGTAATCTTGCCTCTTTTTGAATTTTTTCCCTTATTTCTTTGGGGACCTCCCATAAAACCATGTTTTCCAGTCGTTCTCCGTTAAGGGCCTTTAATATGTATTCCTTTCCTTTCTCTAATAATTCTTGTTGTTCTTCTGTGACTTTGATTTCTTCTTGGTTAAATGTTATTTTAACCTCGTTGCTTTGTTGTTTTTCACCAACATTCACCGCATGTTCTGCCATAAAATCCTTAGCCGTGTAAGCCGTATCGCCGTATTCGTTGCGGATTCTTGCCCAGCTTTCGGCCATGCGTGCGTATATGAAGGCGTTTTCGTTGGCGGCTAATTTTGATTTATCGCTACCGTCTTGAAGTTTGTTTAATACTTCGTTATATACCTCGTAACCTTCCTTTGTAAGGGATTGTTTTACGGCATAATCACTCTTGGCCAACTCTTCGAATTTACCTTTTAAGCCTTGCAATGCCTCGTATTTTGCCTTTAATGAATTTGCATTTTGTGCAAATTCGTCGGCTGTTTCCGGAGCCAGGGTTTGCAATTCTTTCATCTGGTCCTCGTAAGCAATATCGAGCATTTCTTCTCTTGTTGCTTTACGGCCCAGCTTTTTATACATGTCTTGGTACCAGTAGTCATTATTTGAGACTCTGATTCCACGGCCTGTTTGACGACTTTCTTCGTCCGTATACATAATGCCAACGCCCTGCGGTTTATAATTCCAATAAGCGTCAAAACCTAACGCGTCTTCATATTCTTTTCTTGCGTCTACGAGGGCTTCTTTATAGCTCTTATTTAGGTCGTACGGATTTTTATAAATGACGCTTTCGGCTGCCGTTCTTGTGATATCGTCCGCATCACTAAAATGTTCTTCCATAAGTTCCTTGGATAGAACATCTTTTTTATTTTGTGCTAAATTAGATAATTCTTCACGGATCGCTTCCACTCGTTTGGCTTTTTCTTCTAAGGCTGCGCGATGAACGCCGTTTTTAGCCATTGTCGTTGCCCGCATCAAAGTATCGGTATCCACGGACTCGTCGGCAAGCTGCGCAAAGGTACCGGTAGGAATTACGATATCCGCTCCGGTTGATATGGATTTATCTACTTGTTCGCCGGTAATGATTCCGCGGTTTACCATATCATTAAGGACGTCTACGCCTTTATCCGTCTTAGAAAGCTCTTGTGCATCGACGTACATGTTCTGTACACCGGCAAGACGAGCCTGTTCTTGTACGACGTTTTTATAGACTTCCGGATTTTTTTGTGCTGTCTTGTTTTGGGCTTTATTGGCCATTAGTGCTTCAATGGTTTGCTGTTCGACTGTTCTACGGTATTCTTGCTTCCAGTCTTCGTTTTTAATGGCGGCAATAGCTCTCATGCCACGATAATTCCCTACGCCGTGCGTTACTGCCCCCATAGCTCCCATACCCACTACCGCCGGGACCGCTTGTACCATAGCGTCTACAGCGTTTCCTATAATCTCTGTCGTGGTATGTGGAGTGCCTTTTTTGTACAAATAATACTCGGCGTTATCCATAAGGTCTTCGGAAGCTTGCTGTACGCCTTCTTCTGCAAGCTCTGCGGCCGTACTTCTACCGAATTGCTTCATAGCTGCTTGTGCAGAGAGTTTAGCAATGCTTTCTTTTCCCGCATCAACAATAGCCATTCTAGCTGCGGCATTATTTAATATGCTTTTTGCCGCTTGCCCACCCCAGGCTTTTGTTATAGGTTTATATCCTACTTCCATGAGGCCCAGTTCGATAGCCCCATTAACAACGCCCGTTACGGTCGAATCTACTAAGGCATGGTTTCTGCTGTATTCGCCCTTACGGTTATTCATTAATTCCCAATATCTTGCCGCTGCACTTTGCTGTTCAAACTGTTCAAACATACCTACACGCATACCGTAAGCGGCCCCTGTTGTAGCCCCAGCCACTAAAATAACCGGTGCTGCGGCAGCCCCGATTCCTGTTGCAGCTGCTCCTCCTGCCGCTGCAGCCGAGGTTGCCATGCCTAATGCAGCGCCTTGCGCGGCTCTTTTTGTGGCCCTTACAGCTTGGGTTCCCATAATCGTAAGCTGCTGAATGGTGTCGTATAAGACTTTTTGGCTTGCTGTAGGTTCTTTGTAGGCTTGTAGTTCTGCCGTTAATCTATCTACTTCGGGCTTAACGGAGTCGATGTCTTCGCCTTTATAGGCTCTATATTGTGCGTCTGAAAGTTTGACCATATCCGAGCCGGAATTAAAAGCGTCTTTAGCAAGGTCAAATATTCCTCTCGTATCTTTTATGTCTCCGTATTCTTTAAGTGCAATGGCGGCTCCTACGGGATCTTGCTTTCTAAGAGCTTGAATTTCGGGATACATGGCGTCCAGGGCTTCGGCTGAAAAAGCGCTACCACCCATAAAGCGTGCGTTTAAACGCTGATTGTATAGCTTTTCTGCCTGTTCGTAAGCCGCTTCATTATCCATTAAAAACTGCGGTGAAACGCCTATAAATTGCGCGTATACTTTGGCATTGTGCATACCTTCGGCGTTTCCATTGAAGATGTTACGATATACATCCATAGCCGAGTCTTTGATCGCGTCGATAAAATTCGGTTTTTGGGAAGGCGGTGCCGTTGCTCCGGCAAAGTCTTCTGCCGACGGATTTCTATAGTCTGACGTCGGTTTAAAATTCATTGTGCCGTTAGCAAGTATGGCATCGGCTTCTTTCCATCGTTTCGCCTGGTCTGCATCGTATTCTACCTGGCCTTCTTGTATTGCCGTTTCCGAGTCTTTAAATCCTAACACATCATTATTTGGTGCCTCTCCGGTAGGATTTTCAGGATTAATTTTAAAGTTGTTAAAATTGTATTCTGCCATTGTTTCACGTCCTTATTTATACTGCCCGCTTTTAATATAGTGTTCGGTAGTTTCTCCGTTTAACAACTGTTGATAGTAAATATCGTGCACCGTGCTTTCGGTTCCGTCGGTCCAATAAATCTTCCAGTACGTTTCGCCGTCGTCGCCCGTTTCTGAGTATGCTTCTTTTATTCCGGCTGATAATTGGTCTGCTCTTGTTCTTCCGTAAGACTCATTTCTTGATGTTACGAGCGTTATGGCGTACGCATACATTTCGTCTTGGGTCGGTTCTCTGCCTTGCTTTGATTCAAATTGTGCCGCCCATCCTGCAACAGAACGCTGAATTACTTCTGCGTTATTAATAAAAGTATCTTTGTCTATTCCGGATCTTCTTGCCAGATTATCCATATTAATGGTGAACTCAGGCTTAAATTCGCCGGTACCGTTTGTATAATCATTGAAGGCTTTGGACATGCTGTTTTGTTCATTTATCGATAATGAGATTCCGTTTGAATTGCAATAGTTTATAAATTCGCTAAAGCTGTTAAACTGGCGTCCAATCATTGATTTAAACTGCGTTAATCTTCCACCTTGTCCTCCACCACTTCCACCGGACCCGCCGCTTCCGCCTCCTGCTGCTCTAGGCGCTGCTATATATGTTCCTATTGCCCCTTTTAAGGCTGCGTATACTTTAGGGTTTCCCTTGCCGTATTTTTCGGTTATGGCCATTGCCGATTCATAAGTTAGCGTTCCATTTTCATGGGCTAATTGCATTTCTTGAAGGCCTGCCTTTACCAGCCCGTCGTTTGCAATTTCTTCGTTTCTGGTGGCTTGGGCTTGGTAGGTGTCTGCGATTTTTATCATGTGTTGTGCTTCTTCTTCTGAATATTTAACGCGCGTTCTTGTTATTTTGGCATTTTCAGCTTCTTTTGGGATTATGATCTGTGTCGGCTTTAAATGCTGCGGATCAAAATCTGCGTTACTCGCTTCTGCTACGCCACCTTGGTTGTTGTTGGCGCTAGACATGTTTCCTACTACTTTTCCGCCTTCTTCTGCGATCATGACGTGAGTTTGGGTGTCGCCCCCTACATCGTCGTACACAATAATTGAACCCGGTTTTACTTTTGACGGATCGTAAGGGATTACCGACATGCCGGATTCTTTGGCTCTATTAACCAAAACGTCTACATTTACCACGTTGTCATCGTGGAACTTTTTTAATGTAGGTGAATATGCGGCACCGATACTGCATACCGCTTCCACACACGCAACTTTTCCGTTTGCAAGCGGAGCGCTTCCTGTCCACTGTACGCCTTGGTTTATATCGTTTTGGATGTTTGAGCCACTAGCCCCTATCTTTTCTTTTGCTTTATGAGCCTTGGCTAATCTGTCATTTACGGAAGCGTTTCCAGGCGGTGCTTCATCCCATGTGTAAAAATCATTATCAAGATAAAACCCGTCTTTTTTATCAAGCCATGCCTTACCGGCAGCCGGTCCGAAATTCCACGCGATAATAAGTGCATCTTCGTTGTCCGAGCCTATCCATTGGGCTAACGTCTTTTTGTATTGAGCTGCTACTTTATCTTGTGCTTCCGGTGACCTGTCGTTCGGGTCTACGCCTATTTTTTGTGCTTCTTCGGCGTAGGTACTAGGTGAAAATTGGTATCTTCCAAAATGCCCGGAGTCATTGACTAAATTGTAGTCGTCATTATCAGTTTCTACAGCAGCAATCATTTCCAGGGTTGTATCGCCCGTTTTTCCACCGCCACCTTCTTCTACGGTGTATGTCATTTTTGAGCGTATATGCTCTTCGCGCTTTTTAGGGTCGTTCGGGAAGAGGTTGAAGGATTCTTTGGCGATGTCCATCATGTCATGTTCGCGCTTTCGTACGTTTAATTCCGTTCTTAATTTGGTGATATCCGCGTCGTAGACAAATGGGGATGCCTTATCGATAAAACTATATGCGTCTTCGTAGTCTGATTCGTCGCCACTTTTGATTTTGTTATAAACCCATTGCTGCACGAATGTTGTTGCGGCTTTTTTTGTCATTTCGTCTAATTTTTCTTCGCCATATATGTTTTTATATTGGCTATACACGATGCCTCTTATTTGCGTAAGTGACGAATAGGCATTTTCTAATGTATTGGTTTCCATTGCCGTGTCTGTGACGTCTGCCACGGCTCTTGCTACGCTTTCATTTCTATGGGTCGTTGTTTTTTCGTACTGGTCTTGCATAACGGCGCCTGTTTTAGTGAGATTATTTTCGTCCGCCATGGCGTTAAAAGCCCTGTGTGCCTTTTCGTAATTAGGAAGGTTTGCGATTGTTTCTCTTCTTATTTTTGCTTCGCCTTCTTGGTATTGCTTTAAAATGTCTAAGGCGTTCGTATCTTGCTTGTGTAATAGGCCACTATCCGGATCGTTTAATAAATCGTTTACGCGCTTTTTGTATTCATTAGTAGCGTCAAGAACCTTCATACTTATTTGGTCATCTACGTATGCCTGTATTTGTCCTTGTAAAGCCCCTACAGCTTTTCCCATTAACTGGTTTCCGGTTGTATTTCCACCAAAGGCTTCTACGTTATTTGTGGCCTGTACATTGGCGTTTTCAACGTTCGGATCTACGGCTCTGTTGTATGATTTTATTTCCATGGACTACCCCCTAAAATTCTTGGATCCAAAGGGATTTGAACTAAACAATCCCTTTTGTGCGTTTGCATATCGTGACCACCTTAGAAGATCAGGTTTGTAATCAAATGTATAGTCTGTTCCAGAGCTTCCGGCGGCAGGCTTTTTAGCCCCGGCGTACTCATGTTTAATTCCATACATACTGGATGCCGTTGAAAGAAGAGTGGCTATGCCGGCTAATTTCCCCTGGGCTTTGGCGTTTTCTGCCGAGGCTTTATAACCGGCTGCTTGGTTTTCGTAGTTATATTGGTTAAATAATTCCGATCGTTCATCGTTACGCTGGTTTTGCAATAATTGACCGCTGTCGTCTTGGTATGTACCGTATGACGAAATGAGAATATCTAAGGGACTGCCTGTAAGCGTCATGTTCGATGCGCCGGCTTGGGCTGCTGTTTGGCCTGCCATTAGCCGCATCCTATCGTCAAGTTTTCTCTGGTCATTTGCATATTTATCGGCCATTTGGTCTTGCCGGAGTTCACTTATTTTAGCGTTTTGCTCTGCCGCTTGTTCTTGCTGTCTGTACATAGCAACCTTAGCGTTTGTTTCTTGCTTTATCTGCTTATATTGCATGATGCCCTGGACGGCTTGGCCGGCTATCATGCCCCATACTCCACACATTATTCATTCCTCCTTATTACAAATTGTTGCCAGGTTATGCCGTTTTCATTAAATGGCGTACCAAAAACGGCGCCAGCTCTTTTTAGCCAACGCCGTGATTCACTATTATCTATGCTTATGTAATTCGTTACGGGCCCGTATTCTTTAATGAATCTGCTGATTTTATCGAGCCCCATTGTGATTAATTCTTTTTTGTAGTTTTTTAGCTTCGTCGTTCCCACCATCCATACAGCATGGCAGCCGTTTACGGGATATTTTACGATCCCGTATATAGCGATGGGTTCACTGTTTTTACCGAACGCTAGAAAGTTATCGCAAAATTCATGCATGGCGCATTTAGTAACGGATGTGTAGGCCCCTTGTAGTTCTTTTTTATCGATAGGCCTCAGATGTTCTTCTATGTACTTTACGGCCTGGAGGTGCTTTTTATTTTCCTTGTTAAATTTCTCCGTTATAACTTTTGACGATGCCACCATCAATGCTTACCTCTCTTATGATTGCGTTTAGTTCAAACGGGAACGGTTCGTTGTGTTTGATGCAGATATGGTTTTTGGTGTTGCTGCCGATATTGGCTACCGGCATTTGTTGCACGATATCTCCGGTTTCCAGTGTTTCGTAATCTTCGTATCGTAATTCGTCCATATCCTTATCTTTAAACGTATATCCGATATGGCCACCGTAGGATTTTTCTACTCTTAATACGACGGTATTAATCTTTGAAATCCTCGCCTGCATAGTGCCTTCTTTTAAGCCTATATCGGGGCCCGGCTGCTTAATTTTCGTTTCATAGGCAAGGCCAATTGTAATATCCGAAAACGACTGGCCAAAGGCTACTAAGCCATTTTCAGGAACTTGTGCATCTTGCAGTCTTGTACCGTCCGCTAAGATTTGTATGGTTTTTCCTGTAAGGTGCGGTGCTTTTATACTGCTGCCGCTTCCCGCAACGTATGAATCCATGTATACGGCCGCTTCTATATCAGGATTAAACCGCTCTATATAGATTTTTCCGTCTCTTTCTACGGTTACGTATAATACGTCGCTTGCGCCGTTTGGAATGGATGCTACTTTTTTATATTTCCCGTCTGTCTTATGATGCGACCATGCAAATACGTTTTGCTCTTTTATGAAGGCTAATGAAAGCAGCACTCCGTCGTCACGAACATAATACAAAGTGCTATTGGGCTCTTGAATGTACGCGGAGGATACTAGCTTATGGCCTTCTGTTAAATGCGTCGCTAGAAGGGTTAAATCGTCGCCGTTGTAATTATCCGCATCATACTGATATCCGAGGTCTCTTACGGTCTTACCGCTTCTTTGCACGTGTACGATGCGATTTCCGATGTGTTGTGGAGGGCATGAATTAGATCCTCTCATGGTCTGCGGCCTGGGATTAATTTTAGCCGGTGTGATGACGCTTGCGCCTTCTATAATCCATTCGTTACCTGTCGTTAATATAACCAGGTCTTTTGCCGGGACCAGGTGTAGAATCTCAAAGCCGTTACGGGTAATAAGGTCTGCTTTTATAGCCGAGTCATCCGTTACGCCGCCGTCTACTTTTTCGATGCCAAAGTTCGGGTAATCTCCTGTTCTACTCATCCATATGGAGTAGGGCTCTTTTTTTGTTGCGGCTAAGACTAATCTATCTTGGAAAAAGCACGCCATTTTAGGATATCCGTTATCGTCGTTCCAGCTACTTAATGCATATACTTGGGTTTTGTCTGTGTTTGCAAAATCAGTAATGACTGATGCTTTAACTTCCGTCGGTGAAACGACTTCTGTAATTTTAGCGGTGCCGTCATTCGAGTAAGGATTTCTGGAAAAGTCTACAGTAAGTTTACCGCTTCCGTTGTCCGCATCCGTTACAGCTACTGCTTTCATCCATGTAGGCGTTGTGACGGTCCCTGATTCTGTGAAGTTTTGGTCGTTATTTGATTTGTAGCTTCTATATTCTTGCCAGGTCTTATTATCGTCCGAGTGGTAAACCGTGACCTTACCCTTCCATGTGCCGTGAGTTGTAATCTTCCAGGCCTTTCCCACTCGTATAGATTTTGTTTCTTCTGTTATTGAAGAGGCCTGTATTTCAATTCGTTCAGATTGATTTTCGGCTTGCTGCGTTAGTTTTATATGGCTATTTACCATTCCCGGCGTGAACGTGTCTTTCGTGGCCGTAATAGTGACGTCATTTCCCGATGTAGCCGAGGGCTTTAATTCGTTGTTCCCGGAGAATGTGATTCTTACGTATCCGTTTTGGCCGTCTTTCCCGTCTGTTATTTGCGTTGGGTTGTGTGTGACGTCTTCGCAGTTTCCAGGGGCCCCGCCCTTAGCGGTCCCGTTGTAGTTTTCTGTTTGGAGGTCTTCACTTTGGTTTATTTTTCTTCGTGCCTTGCCACCGCCCCCACCTTTGGCGGTTTTCCCGTTAAATGAGCTTTCTTCTCCATTCGTTCCATTTTCCGATTTTAATATATCCTCGTCTGTTTTTCTTCCCTGATATACCGATTTTCCACCTTTCCCGCCTTTTCCTACCGTTATGTTATATGTTTCTCCCTGTGTTAATATATATGTTATTTTTTTTGTTTCTCCGTTTCCTCCTGGTCCTCCCAAATAAGCTAGGTAGAATTTTCGATGGTGTTTCCCTTCGTATTGTTCAGTGGTTGTTCCAGCTCCACCACCGCCAGCTCCTGTAATTTCTATATCATATCTACCTGTAAACTGTGGTGTGAACGTATATGTTCCGGGTGTTGTGAACGACGTTTCTTTGTTTACCGTCTGTACAGCTGAATCATAATAAGGCTCTGTTATTTCGTACTCTTTAAGCGTCCAGCCTGCAGCCGTTCTTTGAAGGCACTGAATCGGATAATCGCCGGAACAAATAAACATGGTGTCGGCCGATTGGGTAAATTGTAAGTTATCCACATTATCGTACGGTGTGGATAACTCTGTGCCGGTGTATTTGCCGTCTTCCCAGATACGGATATATTGATATCCCACTTCCAGGAGGTATGCATCGTCTATTCCGGCATTAAAGGCGACAAGGGCCGTCGGTTTATCGTCGTATTTAACTTTTCCGATAAATTCCGATCCTTGTCTACGATAGCACCCGCCGAACGGACGGATGATTAGGTTTTGAGCTGTTAAAAGGGCTGATTTATATTTATCAAGGTCTACCCGGTTTGCGACGTACGGCGATATTTCGCCTGCTGCAAACGATGGTTGTATGAGATATATGTTCATCTTATCCTCCGAGTTTGTGCGTAATTACTATGATATACCGCATCACGCTGTCCTTCTCTTGCGTCGTTTAACTGTGCGTCGTGAATAATGGCTTGAAATAACTGATACTGCATTTGATAGGCTTGCGGGTTTCCCGTGAGACGCATGGCCATATTAGCTGCAAGGAGTCTCGTAAAGGCGCTAACAAACAAGGTATCCATGACTTGTACGTCTTTTTCATCGACCGTATAGTCTGCGTAAGCGTCTTGTAAATTGCACGTAATGGCCTTGGTGGCCGTATCTATGTTTACGACAACGTACGAAACATGTTCTTGTACGTTTATCTGTTTATTTCGAATATTGTTTATCTTTAAGCAATTCTTCGGATACGCATAACAAAAATCGTATCCGGGTACTTCTTTGTCTAATAAGGCCAGCTTTTCGATTCTATGAGCAAAGCTCCACGGATACGCCCGGAGTACCGTTTCTCTTGTTTGGTTGTAGTAGAGCTTACATGCCCTTGCGTTTTCTTCCTTATCGTCCATTGATATAATAGTGCCTTTTCCTAAATTTGATAGCGCCATGTTGCAAATATCCGTGTCTGTCATGTTTTCTCCTTTTTAATAAAGCCGGGGACGGTGTTACCCGTCCCCTTATCTTTATAACTTGTGCTTTTTAACGAGGTTCACAAGTTCCTCTTTGGTTTCTTCGCCGGTGTATTCAACTCCGGCTTGAATTAGCTTAGCTCGTAACTCGTTTGCATGTAACTGATTTAAACTTCTTCCTTTGCGGCAATCCTTGAAGGGGATTCCCGGCTTATCGTACGTCTGCATCCATTACAAGTGATGCCGAAATGGTGCCTGCCGATTGGGCTGCGGCGGACGCCCATTTAAGGCGGAGATAACCGAGGTCTCCGTAAGGCACCTTAACGGCTAAGGTTTTACCCTTTTCAGCCGTGTAGGTGCCTAATGTTTTAGCCCCTGTCATCTTATCGTTGTCCGCCGTTTCGAGCGTTACCGTGCAATCTGCCGAGGCTCCGGGTAATTTAACAACTAAGGTTAAGGGGCTTCCTGCGTCACCTTTACCTGTTTTAACAACTTCTCCTGTTCCGGATTGTCCGGATAATTTCACGTTCCAAAAGAACGTATTTTCTGCATCGTATATCATAGTTTCTCCTTTCTAGGCGATGACGGGTTCAGTTTCTGTCAATGCGTCGTTTTTCTTAACGATAAGGCCCGATACATAAAGCGTCGGAATGCCCTGCATGAGCTGCTGTTGCGTTACATATACGTTATTTTTATCTGCGATATGTAGTTCGAGCATTGTATATGCCATAGGCGATACATACAGAATCGGGTGTTTCGGGTTTATGATTTTGTTTTTTGCGACTACAATTCTTTCGGCTAATGCCTTACGTGCTTCGGAGGTAGAGTCTTCGGCAGCTGCTTTGCAGTCGATATTGCGAACGGCTGCGACTTTACGGATGTTCTTAACGGCAAGACCTGCGTCCCAGTCAAAGAGTGTTGCAAGGGCCCGGTATTTACCGCCGTTTGCGTCGATTGCGTCGATTTCTCCTAAGTCTTGGATATCAAGGCCTGCTTTTGAACCTTTCGGATAAATACCTACGACCGCATCTTCGCCCCAATCAACGATGTATGCGGAGGTTTGTTTATTGGCCGTCTTACCGCCGGCGTTTACTACCTGGTAGCCTTCTTCGCCGAGGTCGCCTTTAAACGTGTTGTAGCGAATGCCGAGGCCGTTAAACTGGTCCGGGTTTGCGTCCGTGTCGCCGTAGAACATGTACTTAGCGAGATCATCCGTAAAGCCTTGGACATAGGCTTTGTCTTCGGACATGCGGAAGGCTTGCTTATCCGGAGCAAGTTTTACGAGTTTTACATCGACTTCACTTCGTGCTTCCATTAAGCAGCACGTGTCGATGATTTGCCGCGTCGTCGATTTTCCGGGCTTTACGCCGGCATTAATGCGGCGGAGTTCCGGGTGAGGGTACGACGTGCGTACGGTTGTCTGATTACCCGTGGGAAGATTCCCTTCCATCCAGGGAATATCTTCCATAATGGGATTGCTTTGAGCCATGACTTCCATAATCGTGTCTAATTGGCCCTGGGGATTTAAACGCTTACGCAAATCCGAGAAAGTTAATGCTGTGCTTCCAATCATGTTTTAATTCTCCTTTTAATTAATACTTAGAAAAATCCGTATGAGGATACATATCGGTACTTGTTGCGGCGGTACCTGCGCCACCCATTTTGCCAGGGTCTTCGCCGATTAAATCGGCAAAGGCTGCCATGGTTTTAATCATAGCTATGTGGTTGCCGGCCCCTGTCAGATTTAACATCTGCGTAAAGCCGGGAATCTTTTGTTCAATGTAATCTCTTGCGGTTGCAGCTTTACCGAGCGTTTCTTGGTATGCCCCGCCCAATTCTTCTTTTGCCGCATCGCCCCAGGACTTTACTTCATTTACGTATTGTTCCTGGAGGTTTTTGGCAACCGCTTCTGCCACTCCTTGAGCATACTTAATGCCGTATGTCGCCATACCGGCTGCCTGTTCTTGAGTTGCGCCCATACCCTTTAAGAGATTAGTAAATTCTTCGGTGCTTTTTTCGTCCGCTTCCAGGCCCGTTTCTTTTAATACGGCCGTGAAATCGTATGATTCGGGTACTTGCGGAGCCGCGCTTTCGCCTTCACCGCCTAAGGCGGTCTGGGTGCCTTTACCGATAAATGAGTCGCTGCCTTCTTGGTTAGCGCTCGCATCGGTCGATTGTTCTTGTGCTCCTTCTGCCTCTTGGCTTTCCGGGCCTTCGGCGAATCGTTGCAGGTCAAATTTTAATTTCAATTGTTCCATGTCGTTTTCATCCTTTCGAGTTCGATGCGTTTTGTGGCGTATTCTTCTTCCATTTGGTGAAGTAATTTCATACCTTCAAGTCCCATAGATTGAATGAGTTTTAAATATTCAAGGCCTACACGACGGCGCCCCTCGTCTAAGAGTGTGGTTTCATTGGATAACGGGCTATAGATTCTCGTTGTATCCAAAAGCCGAGCCATAAAGTGTCGCCCTAACGGACTTTCCATGACGTATCGGAGCGCTTCCATATCTTGGCTTCGTATGGTTTCTTCCATGAGTTGTGCGGTCTTTCGTTCTTTTTCGTGCATTTTTACCTCATTCCTAACCATTCTTGCATAGCCGGGTTTCCGTCGTTTGCCGCTTCTGTTGCGTTTTTAGCGGCCGCTGCAAGGTCCGGAGCTTGGGCTATTGCTGCTTGCTGTTGTGCTTGTGCTTCTGCTGCAGCCTGGGCTTCTTGGCGTTGTTTTTGGATTTGTTCAACTTCTTCGTCCGAACGGATCATGGCTGCCGGCACGCCTACTTGCGCTAAGTAGTTTGCGACCGCTTCCGTAAGGTTTACCTTATCGAGGACCGTTTGGTCGAATTGTGCAGCTTGTCCGATAAAGCCAATGCCTTGTTCGATAGAAGTTAGGCCACTCATCTTTTGTGCTTGAGCGAGCGGCGAAATATATTCGATCCTAAACTCTTCACCTACAATGTCTTGCAGTTCTTCGGGGATATCCGGGAATATGCCGCTTCTATCCAGGATGTTGTAGACCCTTTCCAGGATTCGGTTTAAGAATTCGTATTGAAGGCGTTCTACCACGGGGCCTAATTGTTGCAGTTTTTCCTGGTTACGGGCCATGACTTCCTGGGCCGTCATGCGGCCTTTGTCTAACTGGTCCAACATTAAGAAGAGGTCCGAGGAGTATGTTCTCTTTACCCTATCTTCCACACGTTGGATTTTTCCTTCAAGTTCACCAATCGCCAGTTGCCCCTGGAAAATAGGACGTATGGCTTCATTCGGATCGTTTATGGCTGTCGTGCCGCCGGGAAAGAGATTGATGTTTCCTACTTGCGACGGAGGGACCTGTAAGGGAGGCTTTACGCCCATTTCAATGGCTGTGATAGCGTCGAGCTCCATTTGCTGTAACATTTTGGCGTCCGGCAAGGCGTTCCAGCCAGGGCCCGTTGCGTAGGCTTCTGTTCCTTTTACCGTGTAACGAGCCACGGGTACGGGCCACTCCTCAAATCCCGTAACCGCCAGGCATTCATCTTCGTTGGAGTCTTCTACCCAGTATGTCGAGGTGAACGGCATCTTCTTATTGTTTAGCTTGTTTGGGTCGTTATCTTCGTTCTTTTCGACGAGCCAGCATACTACGTGGTAGTTTTGATGGCCGCTTCCGTTATCGTAGGACTGCTTAACAGTCATCGGACAATTGTCGTATCCGAATTGCTTTACGATTTGGTTTACGGTCATCTTGGCTCTACGGGCAAATGTCGAGACTCTACCGGTTGCGTCACACGCCAGGGCGTAGGTGCCTATAGTATACGGGACAAACGTTATCGTGCCGCCTTGCGAGAAAATCCCCAGGGCCGCTTGGCCAAAAGGAAGTTCTGAATAACATTGGTGTATAGCGTTGTAGAAGTTCGAACCGGACAATACAGATTCCATGATATCGGCCCTTGTATCCAGGAACCGTTGTACACCTGTGTCATCGGCCAGGTCCTTATTTCCAATGCCAAATCTAAACCAGCGCCTAGACGGCGGTGTGAGCCCCGATTGAACGCCTGCTGCAAAGGTATCGCGGGCTTCTTGAATAACACCTGTAAAAATTTCTTCGTCATGAATAACGGGTTTTCCTGCCGTGTCGTCATCGAATAAGCCGTCATAGGGAAGTTCATAATCGCGGATTAACTTCCATACCCTTTCCCAGGGCCGCCTTGCTTGGAATAAAGCGTTAAAACGCTGCACGAGCTTTCTTTTATCTTTACATGTGTTCGGCTTTATTCCCTTGGTGTCTTTTGTCGGGCTTCTAGCCAATGCCGTTTCCATTTCTTTGCGCATGTTTTCTCCTTTATCCCAGCGTGTTTTTGCCATTTGTTGTTCCCAGTGCCGTGTCTATAGCTGTTCGCGTACTTTGAAAACCGCGCTTTTTACGCTGTTTTTCGACGCTATCGGCTGTTCCTTGGTCGCCGTTATTTACGGCCTGTACCGTAGGATCCGGCGTTTTGAATTCGGGAGATGAAGTGCTTCCGAATAGTCCTTTTAATCCACACATTGGTATTACCCCTTTCTAAACGGATTGTATTTTGTTTGCGCTGCCTGTTGCTGCCGTGTTCCTTTTAGTACCGGCAGCGAAAATGTTAAGGCCAGGGCGTCCGCTTTATTAGGTGACGGTACGCCGCGGGCTTTCATATGGTCTTTACTTTCTAAGATGATTTCGCCTTTTTCGTTTACGGATGCTTCCGGGCCTATAAGGTCGTCTCTTAGGACGTCATCATCCGGTAATACGCCGCCATTTATAAGCCAGTCTTTCATTTTTCCCCAGATTTCAGCCCTTTTATTAGCAAATCCTTTCGTTCCAGACTTTCCACCAAACGCCACCAGCTTCCATGTTCTTCCCATGGTTACGCCGAACGAATAAAGCCCCGTGCCGTACCCTTGGTCGATAAAGACGGCATCCGCCTTATATTCATCTTCAAATCCTGCCAATATGGCCGCCATGGCTCCGTCGTTATCGTTTTTCTGATATTCGCCCAGGACCTTGCTATAAAGGCCTTGGCGCATGATGATTACGAATTGGTCGCTACCTGTCCACGCCGGGTCCACGCCAATGATGACGGGTGCAAAGTTATATTCAGCCGGCCGGAGCGTTCTTTTTGCGGCCGCTTCCACTATATCTACGCCTATGTATTGCGCATCAGATGATGACGGGAATTCGCCACGTACACGGACTTTAAAGAAGTCCGAATCTTCGCCGTATTGATTCTTCCACTGTTCTATTTGAGCTTTGTTAGAAATGGCCACGTCCCTGGAGTCTATCTTTTTGGTGTCCCAGTAGTTTCTGTATTTGGTGAAACAAGCGTGGAACCGCCCTACATTGCGGGTAGGGTTTCCGTAACAGCACCAGATGATTTCCGTATTCTTATCTGTTAAGGCACCTTCTGCAACTTCCCAAATACGATCGTCTATGGCGGATGCTTCGTCGAATATGATTAAAATCCTTCGGCCTTGGTTATGAAGACCGGCGAATGCTTCGGTATTTGTGACGGACCAGGGAATGGCGTCAATACGCCAAGTCCTTTCATGTTCCGCCTCTATCGAAAATATCGCCGTTGCCGTGTAGGTGAATAGCTCTTTGCCGATAAATTTTCTATGCCATTTTGCAAGTTCCGCCCAGGTTTTTGTTCTAAGCTGCGCTTCGGTATTTGCCGTTACGACGCCCCTTGTGTCCGGGTGTGTTGAAATAGCCCATAGAATAAGCCAGGCTACGGTCGTACTTTTTCCTATGCCATGACCTGACGATACGGCCTGACGAATTACTGTATCCGGAGTTTCCAATCCTTTAGCGATTCTTTCTAACTGTTCTAATTGCCATTTTTGCGGCTTTTGTCCTTTTAATTCCGGGTCGTTGTCCCAGTCGAATGCAAAATATACCCAGGCTACCGGATCGTGAGTTAAGCGGCCCAGACAGTCCATAAGCTTGTATGCTTCGTCTTTATTCACTAGCCGCTTCCCCTTTCTTTAGTAATGCCTGTTGCAGTCGTTCTGACAGGTCCATATTGGCGTTTATTTCAACGCTTCCCGTAAGTTCCGTTTGCTGCCTTTGCTTCCAATCGTCGGGCGCAAGGTTCGTTAGTATGAAGGTAGCTGCCTTTGTTTCCGGCGGTACGAACACAAGTTCATTTTCTATCTTCTTTGTGACCTGCTTACCTACTACCTTGCCGTCTTTTATGATGTCTGTTGTGACGGTCTGTTCTTTCTTTGGCATCTTTTTTTCGATGCCTACAGCCCTTTGAAACAAGGCGTTTTCCACCTGGGCTACGCAGTAGTCTTTTCCTATCGAAAGTGCCTCCGAAAACTCCGGATGTTTCTTTGTCCACTCATAAAGCGTTGATTCAGAGATTCCGATGTAGGCGGCAATCTCATCGTTATGCCATCCTTTACGGCACAGGCTTTTAATAACTTCCAGGTTTTGGGCTGTATGGAACTTTTTCCAGGTCGTTGAACGACGCCTTATATTAATGTTTTTTCCTCGCGCGTTTTTCGCGTGCGTATCTGTGTCTTTGATAAATATCTTCTCACGGCGAACGGGTTCGCCTCGTACCTTGTTTTTTGCCATGTTTTCTCCTATCTAAACGTACGCCGTCTTGTCGAGTGGTAAACGGGCGTATGGTTTATATCCGTTTCGTTTGTTTTTCGTTTCTTTTGCCACTTAGGCTCAAAGCATATGCACCGTTCCGATTCTATCTGTAGGTGCATGTTTACACATATTTCGCGGTGGTTGTGTTTGCATCGCTGATTGTCACATCGGATCATGCTACCCTCGCTTTACGGCAACAAAAAAGGAAGGCCTGCACTATACAGGTCTTCCTTGTCTTATTTTTCTAGCTTACATGATATCACAGAGTGATATGTAACTTTAAGTACCCTCTTTTGATTTTTTTAGGATTATATCAAAACTTTTCAAGGCTCGCCGCTGTGTTCTAAAAATATTCGGCCACGTGCAGCCCAGGGCTTTACATATGTTTTCCCACTTTTCGCCGTAGAGATATCTTCTTGAAAGGATGCTCTGATGTTTGGGATTTTCCAGCTTTTCAATTAAGAGCCGTGCTTCTTCTCTTTTTTCAATTAGTTTATCCCATTCCTGGTCCGCATCCGCAATCATATCCGCTAGGCGTGCCACTTTGTCTGCCATGCCGCTTCCAGGCGTTCCGGAAACTTTATCCGCTGAATAATCCGTTCCTTTTAATGTGCAGATATCTTCTCTATATCTTGAGATTCTTGTTTCCAGGGTTTTTAGCTTAATATCTAATGTTCGGATTGACTGTAGGTATTTTATGGCCGTTGTGTTTTCTACCATTCTTTAATGGTCTCCTTAATAATGACGTCCATATCTATGGTTCCGTTGTACCGTATGATGTTGTTTTTCTCTATTTCTCCGGCGTGTAGTGCTCGTAGCATCCATAATATTTTTTTCATCACTTTTCTATCCTGGTCTTCTTCTCCGTGAAATACTACTACGTCTTTTGCATTTTGCCTTGCGACAATTCCTGTTTTTCTAACCCTAAATAATTGCAGTGCTCCTATGGTTTTTCCGTTTTTAATTATCAGCATGTCCGGATCTCCTTTGGCCTTGGTGAATTGTTTGTTATTGTTCGCCTATTATAATGCCTTCTTCTCTAGCTCTTAGTCTTAACAGATTTAAGTACCTCTCCATTACATGAGACTGTGCCTGGAGCGCGTCTATCGGAGTTTTTGTATCTCGGTCTAATCGTTGGCTTTTTCTTGCTATAGCAACTTGCAATTTTTGATGCCTAATTTTTAGCTGCCAGTATTCGGCAAGTAGCCGGTCTTTATAGTCGTCGCTTGTCATAAAATTTACGGTGTCTTTCAGGTCTCTTATTCTCATGGTTAGTCCTCTTTTATTTGCCCGTTTTCGCTATTTCTTATGTTGTTATCTTGCTTTATTCTGTAGTTTTCCTCGAAATATTCCTTTCCCATTACTTCAATAGTCTGTAATCTCGAACTTACTTCCGGCTTTATGAAGTAGTCGCCAGGAAAGGCTATTTCTCTACCTTGGTGCCATACTATTTCTATCCTTCCAGTGGCGGGTAAAATGCGCATCTCTTGGCTTGTTGCGCAGCACCTTACAGTTTCCCAAACGTCCTGTATGTTTTCACCGGTCCATTGTACAGCCTCTATCGTTTTTGAACCTTCATACTCTTGCACCTTTGTTGCCGCTTGTGATGTGGGAGTGAATTTAATCTCGACGCCTTGTTCTTTTGCCGTAGACTTTAGTACGACGGCTAGGATTATTAGTGTAATTATTATCCCTATTATTAACCCCGTGTTTGTGGTTATTTCTAGCTCCATTGTTAATTCTCCTCTTTGTCGTCAAAATTCAGCTTGTCTTAAGCTCTATCGCCGTCTATATATCTGAAAATTTCCGTCGTTAATCGTTCGATTACTTCGCTACATTCGGGTGTAAACGGAATTTCGCTGGTCGGTGTTTCGTAATTTATAACTCTCTTCGGCACCTTTACTTCGATGAACGTTCCGTCATTGGGTATATAAAATTTGGCCGTTATGGTAACGCTTGTCTCTGCCGTCTTCTCGTCGTATGTGTAGGTAAGCTTCCTTGCTATTAGGCGATCTTTACAATCGTCCGGCAATTCTAAAATCTCGGTGATATAAGGCGAAAGCTTTTTTACCGCTTCGATTAATTCCGGTCTCGGATATTCTGCACATTTTATTTGGTATGTGTCATACGACCCGGTGTTTACGTTTTCTTTTTCAAACGTGATTTTAAAAATCTGGTGCTTGCCGATTTCAAAGCTTTTTATTTTCCTGTCTAACATAATGTTCTCCTTTCATGCGGTTTATTGTCCGGCAGCAATTAAAGTCACTATCATCCCTATGGCAGTAATCATCCCACATGCGGCCAGTATCGACGCATTAACACCAAAGTCTTTGTAAACTATCTTTCCTGTTACTCCAAGCATTCCTGCTAAGCCTACTAAAATCATGACTATTCCGATTTGTTCAAGCTGTACGTTATTCATGTTGTTCCTCCTTTAATCCTCGGTGTAGACAATATCGTAAGCCATATTAAGCCGCCTTATACTTTCCCGTAAATATTCTTTTGCCGCTTCCAGTTCATAATCATCGAGTCCACAATCCTCAAGTTCGTCCATTGCTACTCCTATTATTCCCTTGGCTACCGTAATACCATACATCACGCCGTATATCGCTTCTTTATTCATCATCTTGTTCTCCTTTCAATATAATTTGTGTAGCTTCTTCGCTTGAAAGTTTTGAGAGCCGTCCTTCATTGTCTATTAGTAAAAACTCACCTTGTAAAATGGTCAGGTCATCTCCCTCATACCTGTTCCAAAACGGAACTAGTTCAATCGAGTAACAACCTCTTTTATGTGTCTTCCAATCTCTTCCACAACGTTCACAGTGACGGCGTTGCCGGCTTGCTTGTAAAGCTGGGTTTCGGAATTAACAGCTGCGGCTCTGTCGAATTGCTCGTCCGTAAAGCCCTGTAATTTAAAACATTCTCTCGGCGTTAAGCGTCGTATGCGAATCGGCTCGTCAGACTCTAGCACTCCGCTGCACTCTGCCGGCCTGTTCGGTTGCCCTTTGCTATACCTGGCTAGTAACGCTCTGGCCGTATCAGTCGTTCGTACGTCGCCTTTTTTATTTAAGTCCACGAAAGTATACAAGCCTGTCTTTGCTCCGCAACCGCCACCTTGGCTTGAGAGTGTACAGGATATTTTATTTCCGTCATACACCCGTTCGCCTTGGCTGCCCCCTATAACCTGTCTAAGAGCTGCCGCACTTTCTCTTCTGATAGGTAATAGCGGCTGTCCGGTCGGCTCTCCATAATGTCCAACAATGTAGACTCGTTCTCTGTTTTGCGGAACTCCGTAACCTTTTGAGTTGTAAACCTTCCATTCAACAGTGTACCCTCGCCCCCCCCATTTCAGTGAGAACGGTGAAGAATCCTCGTCCTCCGTCAATAGATAACAAATTTTTAACATTCTCGCAGATAAGCCATTCGGGTCGATTTTCTTCCGCTTCGTCAATAAGACGCATAATCTCATAGAAGAGTCCGGACCTTGTTCCTCGCTTGATTCCCTTCTGCTTTCCGGCGATTGAGACATCTTGACAAGGGAATCCGAATGTCCACATGTCAGCTTTAGGGATGTCCCAGCCCCTAACTTTTCGTACGTCATCTGCAAACCACAACCTTTCCGTATTGTACATTGCTCTATAACTCTTTTGAGCGAATTTATCAAATTCGCACCATCCGATACATTCCATGCCCGCTTTCTCTAGTCCTGAATGAAAGCCCCCGATACCAGCGAAGAAATCTATAAACCTCATTCTCTCTTTGCCCCCTTTTCTCCATAAAGACCCTGGAGATATTCACGGCATACCGCTTCTCCTTCGGCTACATCTTTAAAGTGCCGTCTATGATGACAGTTAGGACAAAGCATAACCGCTTTTTCTATTTCGTCAGACTTATATATCCCGCACGGCTCGTGATGATGTTTTACGCCGTATTCAATGGGCGCCCCGCACCAAATGCATGTGCCGCCGTCACGTTCGTAAATTTGGTTGTAAAATTCTTTAGCGGCCTTTCCTTTTAATTTCACTCTTTTTGTCTTTACTAAGTTCATCGTGTTTCACCACCCTGTATTTGATTAGCCTGCCTTCATAGACTCGTTCAATATTTGCCCAGCAGCCTTTATGAGTTCGCTTGCCATTTATCATTTCGACGAAATGGATTTTCTCATCGGGCTTAAAGCAGCGTTTGTCGTCATGTACCCAAAGGGTGTTTTCTCTTCCTTCTTCTATCGCGGCGTATTCCGCTCGGTTTTTTCTGATTAGATATCTGATCGTCATCGCCACCCGTCCTTATCATCCGGTAGAACATATACGGAAAGCCAAAGGCGGTGTATCCGTACTGTACCGGTTTTTGTATGTAGTATCCTTTCGGAGCTTTCGGCTCTTTCCAGGTCTTACTTTTTATCACTTCTTTTTTTACTTCCGGCTTTTTTAGATTCCTACTTGCCCGGTAGCGTGATTTTTGGATTGAACCTTCTTCGCAAAAGGTTTCTCTTGTTTCTTTTACGAAATACTCGGCGACTCGCCTTGCATCGTCCGCCTTTCCGTCGTAAAACCGAAAAGCCCTGTAAGGAATTTCTCCGTACGGCCATAACTTTTTGTAATCGGCTCGTGATAGGCCGATGTTATTTACCAGCAGATGATGATGAATTCGGTGTCCCTTACATTCGGTAGTGGCAATCCATTTTAATTGTTCGCCCAACCGGTGATAGAGTCTTCGGAGCTTACGGAGGAAATTGTCCAGCCTATTTTTGGCTTCTTCCTTTTCGGGTTTCGGCTCTTTATAAGTAAGGTCGATTCTTATATCTTCCTCTTTGAAATTTTCGAGAATCAGATAGTAGAGATTTTGGATTGAATTTTTCTCGTTTACTTTCCATTGTTCGGCCGATGTGTTTTTACTGTTCGGGGAACGAGGCATCGTCGGAGTGTTATATCTTGACGTGTGGTATTTACAGATTTCGATTACGGGTCCTGCTTTTACCGTTTTTTGTATATACATAAATTCGACCTCTTGGTTTTAATGTGGTCGTATATTTAATAGACTTAATCTAGCGATAACAGGGCCGAAGCCCTGTTTTTTTCTCGCTATATAATGTATAATATATATAGACCATTTACGGAGCTTGCCGGCTCCGGTCTGTCTTTTACGTTAGACGCCCTTGTGGCGTCCTTTTTTTTTTTTCTTTTTTTTTTTTTTTTTTCTTTTTTTTCTTTCCTCGTTTAGCCCTGGCGTCCTCTTGCTTTATTTGGTGTCTAACTCTATACAGGCATGCCCAGGTCCTATGACCTTCAAAATATTTACAGTTAGGACAAACGGTATCGGGGATTAATCCGTCTACCGGACAATGAATAAATGACTTACTCATCGGGTAATTAAATCGACCAGGCTTATAGAGGTTATGAGATCCACTAAAACCAGTGCACCTATGAAAATACCGCCACACGCAGCGTAGAATTTGATATCTTTGTTTTCTTCTTTTAGGCGTCGATTTTCTGTCAGCAGCTCAAAGTTATCTTCCAGCAGTCGTTTATTTATAATTTTCGTTCCTTCGAGCTGCCATTTTATATCTTTAATATTCAATTCTTCTTCATATGTTTTCTTTGTGTTAATCCATTCCGGCAATGTGATTTTCATGCTTTAACCTCCGCTCGGTAATACTCCGTATACGTCTTCTGAATTGATGGGCCAGGCGTGTGTAATTTTTAATTCCCGGTCTCTGTTATTTTTCATGTCATTGTCGTAGGCCTTTAGAAGATAGCGTTTTTTTCGTATGAAGTTTTGGCTGGGTATAATGCTTATTTCAGGCCCCGCGCCTTCTTTTTCGATTGTAAGCCCTACGAATTGGTTATTATTTTTAATTGCGTCTTCAAACACCTGTATAACTTCTACTCTATTCATTAGTTTTCACCTTTCGTATGAGTTAATTTGGATCTTGGACGCTAGTCCCTTTTTAAAAACGACTATTGCCGACGGAAACGGAGCGCTTCCTTTGCCGTCTCCGAATTTAAGGCGACCTCTTATAAGCCTTATTTCGTTAGCTTTCATAACGTAATCGTGCCACCAGGCGGTATCCGTTCGTGCCGGCAGTAAGCAAACGACTGTTGCTTTTTCTTGCTGTGCCGTTTCTTTTGCCTTTTTTACCCAGTTTTTTATTTGTCTTCCGTATGGAGGATTCATCCATATGATGCCCCTCCATTCTTGCTTTAAGGCATCTTCTTCTTTGGTGTAGTATTTAGGGCATTTTGTGTTTTCTTTGCTCGCGCATATATCGAGCGTAAAATTAAACTCCTTGTTTAGCCTGTTAAAAAAGCTCTTGAGGTGTACCCCACTCTTCGCTATTGCTGGTGTACATGCCTTTTGTCATCATTTGCCGGTGCTTCCAAATCCGCCTTTACCACGATCGGTTTGGCTTAATTTATCCGTTTCTTCGAGCTCTACCGGGATGTTCTTTTCGATGAGGCCCTGCATGAATCGTTCGCCTTTATGGATGTATTTTTTAATTCTTCTTCCGGCCGTGATTTTAAACAGTCCCATGACTTCGCCCCGGTAGCTGCTATCTACAATGCCAACACAATTGGCCAGATAAAATTTTGTCTTTGCCCCTTGGGAGCTTCTCATAAAGAGTTTCATGTGATAACCTTCGGGGATTTCAAATGAAAGCCCTGTTCGGACAAAGGTTGCTGTTGAAAGATGCATCGATTTTACTGCCGTGTCTTCTATTGCGTAGAAGTCGAAACATGCGTTTCCTTGCGTAATTAAAGGAATTTGTGCTTCGGGATGAGTCTTTTTAATTTTGATTTTTAAAGGTTCCATGGTTGCCTCCTATTTAAAAAATCCTTGTTTTAATATGTCGTATAGCATGGCCGTATGGCTGTCGGCGGCGATGTTTACGTCCTTCTCGTACCCTGACGGCCATTTAATAGTGACGGTCCAGTCTTTCGGATTGTAGGTCAGTGTGCATTCTTCTCCGGCCATGCAAAGGATCCGCTCAAAAGCCGCCACTATAACGGCCTTTTGCTTTTGATCTTGTTTCACGATAAGCCACATCATTTCTTTTTCTTCCGGCGTCATTTTATTCCCCTCCTAAATCTCTCCGCTTATCACCAGCAGCTCACTGGTGATTTTTTTAATCTTCCTTTTTAAGTCTTCATTTTCCGCTTCCAGGCGGCTGTTTTCTTCCTTTAGCCGTCTGTAGCCGGTTGCTGAATACTCCCATTCAATTCCGGCTAGAGATTCTACTTCTTGGCGGCCGAACTTTACACCCGGCAGCGGTAGTTGGTGGAGTTTATTTTCGTCTCTTAGACGGTAGACTGCCGTTTGTGAGACTCCGTAGTATTCGGCCACGTCTTTTACGGACATGATGTCTTTTTTCTCTTTCATGGCTAGTTCCTAAAGGCATAATGCCTTTAATACTTGCCGCTTCCGGCTGGTTTTGAAGGCCGCATAAAACCATTCCCGGACATCCGCATTTGCCGGCGTCGGAAGGATCGGGGAGTCGGCATGTCCCGTGTCCCTTAACTCTTCTTTCCAGTATTCGTAAAAGGCCTCGCATACTCCGTTGTTTTTCCCGCGATGCCAAGGATCTTTAAAATCCTTGACCATATTTACGAGTTTGTGATTAAACGTATTCTTCATTCTTTTGTTCCTCTCTTTCTATTTTTTCTCTTTGCAAACGAATAAACTCGTTTTTAATCCCAAAAAAAATATGGTCGTCGCTGATTCCGTAGATTTTAGGAATTTTCTTGATGAAGCTGTACGGTGCATTTGAACTGTCTCTTTCTAATTGTGCCAGTGTCTGATAGTGTACGCCGAACTTTTCGGCGGCTTCTATCTGTGTGTATCCAATATTAACCCTTGCGGCTTCTAATGTAATTAATTCCATTTTTCTCATCTCCTTCTCTTTTAGATTAAACGAGTTTATTCGTTTTGTCAAATAATTTCTACATAACTTTCTTTTTTCTGTGTTTTTACTTCTTGTTTATAACGAATTTATTCGTTATAATAATTTTAATTGAGGGGATGGTGATTATTATATGCCGCGCAATAAGCTATCTCACTTTGACCGTAATTTACGTAAGCAAATATCTGAAAATTTAAAAAAGTATGCTGGACATTTAACCCAATATCAGCTTTCCGATATGACCGGTATTCCCGCGTCTACCTTGTCTGGTTATTTTTCAATGCGTTCGACTCCGAACGCAGGTGCTGTTCAAAAGATAGCCGATGCACTCAATGTGAATAAATCGGATATAGACCCTCGTTTTTTAACGAAAGCATTAACTAGCAGCGATACGGATCTTAAAGACGTGTTAAGGTCTGCTTCTTACTGTACCTATGGTGGTAAGCCTATCAAAAAAGAGCTGCTCGAACGACTAATTCAAGCGGCCCTGGAGGATGAATCGTGAAACGCATGTTGCCGGTTGTGCTGGATTTAATTCGTGAATACGGCACGAATGACCCCGCCCAATTGTGCCGGTACTTAAAAATAAGTGTAAAGAAGGTGATAATCCCAGATATGCCCAAGGGTTTGTCTCTTTGTGTGTTCGGTCATAATGTTATTTATGTTAATAAGCATCTTGACTTTAACGCACAAAGCGTTGTTATCGCCCACGAGCTTGGCCACGCCGTTCTTGGGCATGTGCAACACAGGGTTTTAGGTTTCGATATTGTTCCTCGTAAGGAGAATCCGGAGAAAGTAGGCCGGCAAGAGCTTGAAGCAAATAAGTTTGCGTTTCTTCTTATAGCCCATACGTGTTTGCGGAATAATGTCGATATGATAGATGGGATACGAGAAGAGAAGCTGCTTACTACTGAACGAGTGTCGGAATTATTAAAAGTTTTCGCGGGTACGGCTTGTTATATAAATAAACTATAAGAAGGTGTTCATAAAATGCCCAAGTTTACTTTTTATCGGTTTTTTAGAGGTGCATATGGTTCTTTTCGTTTTCGTCGGAAGTTGCGCTCTAAAAACTATGATGTTAATGATTTAGAATATTTTATTTTAGGTTTATCGCTTAGTTCCGAGGATGATTATAACAATTCATTTCACAATTCTAAGTCCGCCACTGCGTATTCATATGTTTCAGCTATAGCATTCCATTATCTTTTAATTATTTATCTCCGTGAGCACGACGCCCCTAAAGATCACTTTTTATTTCGGTTCCACGAAAAATGCATTATCGATATCTTTAAGCGCAATTTTGGCGTTGTTGATGGCCGGCAGCAATTTGCGAAGTATTATTTTGATTTCTTATCTCATGCTGATATCGATGCGCACTTAAACGTTGTTTCTGATATTTATCAAGCGTATGTTCCTTGTGCTGTGAACCCTAGTTTATTTACTCTTTTTCTTCATGCCTCATTTTTGAATAAGTTTCTTGCACTTTTAGATGTTTATAAATACGTTATCTTGAATACAGCAGCGAAAAACATTGACCGGTTGTAATTTTTTTGTATAGTTATTAATTGGTTTTTTGTTCTCTTGTGTGATAAGATGGGGGTAATGTACCCATTACGCTTCTTGTGCCGTAAGGCACTAGCGCACCAGGATGGGTCTTTTTTATTGCTTCGGGTGTGTGTGAAAATGCAAGCAAATATTACAGTACGAAAAAAGGATAACGGCTATCAGGTTATCGTTAGTTATAAAGACGGCCGTAAGTGGCGTCAAAAATCAAAACAGGGATTTGAGACTCGTCGCGCGGCTAAAGAATATGGACAAGATATAATAGAGGAATTAAAAAATACGATCTCCGTATTTATTCCGGAGGATTTAAAAACTATTACTCTCCGGGATTTTTTATCTTTGTACCTTGAGGAGCGAGTAAACCTTACATATAATACCCGGACTTCTTACCGACTTGCCATTCAATTTTTCTCTGAGATTGCGCCGCTTCCTATCCGTGAGATAACTCACGCCCAAATCATTCGGATTTTTAACGACCGCAAACTTTCACCCGGCACTCGTAATATGTATCTAGTCAGGCTGCGGACAATTTTTAATTACGCCAGGCGGCCTTACGGAATTATTACTTACAACCCTTGTGATTCGATTGAGCGTGTTAAAACTACAACCCGCAAAGTAACGACGTTTAGCGAAGAGGAAATAAATACGCTCTTTTCTTATCTAAGAGAGACTTCCCTATACCACTATACTCTTATTTGCGTGGCTCGTTATACCGGCTGCCGCTATGGTGAGATTCTGGGGATTACCTGGGATGATGTAAATTTTACCGATAACACCATCAGCATTAACAAACAATTTGTCCGCATCAGTAAGTCCGAGTGCCGCATTGGCCCTCTTAAGACAAAGGGTAGCTACCGAGTGCTTCCGATGCCGCCTTCTTTGGTGAGAGTCCTTAAGGATTACCGCATCCATTCTAAAAGCAACCGTTTGTTTCCCGAAAACATTTCTGAATCGGCAGCTATTAACCGAACCATTCGCCGTGTTGTAAAAGACAAAACTATCCATAGTTTTCGCCATACATACGCTACCGCCCTTCTGGCTAACGGCGCTGATATTAAAACCGTTGCCAGTCTTTTGGGCGATAACGTTTCTACCGTTATTAATACGTATGTGCATTATACGGACGAAATGAGGCTTAAAGCAGCGGAAAAGGTTTCTGATGTGTTTAAGTAATTTTTGACGGATTTATTGACGAAATTTGCATAAGCTAGTCTGTAAGCCAATAGTTAAAAGGTGTTTTATTCTCTTATGAAGGCTTCTTTATGTCTTTCTATTTTCCCATATTTATTAAAATGTGTTAATCATCGCTTTAGCCAAGTTTCTTATTATTTTATTTTTCACCATATTTACCACTGTTCACCATAGTTTTTTGACGAATTTTTGTCGGATATACCAAAAGGGCCCTTTTTATAAAGGCCCTTTCTATCTTAAAAATATCTTTTAACAAACGCTATTCTTTCTTCTACTTCTTCCGGGTCGCATTCATCAAACGCCGCTTCTTCAATTACGCTTTTAAAAATCGACGTGATTTCATCTGCAAATTTCTGCAAAGCGTTTTCTCTTACCTGTTCTTCACTTAATTTAAATGCCCAGCTTACGTCAAGCCCGCCTTCGGCGCCGTTGTCGCATGTTTCCTCATACGTCCCATCTGTCCGGTGTGTTACAAATTCTAGCGAATTAATCACATCTGCCGGCCATTCTTTTGAGTCTTCGGCGAATTTTATCGCCGCTGCCGTATACGGTTCAAGTCCTCCGAAATGCCATTCCTGTTTTTGTTTCATTTTCTCCATCTCCTTTAAAATTAAATTTGATGCCCATTCCGGCGGCATCCTTTGCTTTAATTCCCAGTCCTGCCATGTTCTTTTTGGAATATTTAATTTTTCGGAAATTTCTTTTTGTGTCATCCCTAATTCTTCCCTTGTGCTTTTAAATTTATTCATTTTTTATTCTCCTTTTGTTTTATTTTTTATCAATCGCCTTGCTGTTTCCTATACTTTAGCACGCATTGCGTGCATTGTCAAATATTTTCTCTAAAATTTATCAACGGATTTTTTTATTTGTTTTTTTTCTTTAAAACGGCTTCACAGAATCCCCTACAAGGCGTTTTATATTCTTATTCATGTTCTTTTATGCGTTGTTTCGCAAATCTTGTTGTGGCTTAAAATAGGGCTTGTTTTGGAGATTTGTTCTTTTCTGTAGAAAAAGGCTGCTGTTTTGCTGTATTTTCCCTGGTTTTTGTGACATTTTCATTCTTTTTAATATGACTAAGTACCAAAAAAAGACGGATTCCGGGTCTTAGCGTGGGCTAAGTTCCAAGAATCCGTCTTTTTGGTTCTTATTGAGTTGTTTAAGGAAATGCAAATTTATTAAACAACTTTTGTTTTTAGTCTAATAAACGCGGTTTTACTTGACTATAACTTCCATTAGTCCAGTATTTTGCGTTTTGCTTGACTAAGTTGTTGCGTAATTTACAACAACTTATTTTTTGCTTAATCCGTCCAGGCCGTCCTGGATTGTTTTGATGATATTATCGATCGTGTTGTTAATAATGCGAATGTAAAACCGGTTTCTAATTTTGACCCATACAGAACCCGTTGTTTCCGCTTCCTGTTGTAAGGGTCCTGTAATTGTCTTTAATTGCTCTTCTACAATCGGCCGTAGGTCGTTTGCCGATAGCGAGCTAAGGGCTGCTGTTGCTTGTTCTTTTGCGACTTGTGCGGCTTCTTTTGCGAGCATGTTCATAATTTCGTTCTTATTCATAATGGTTTCTCCTTTACACGTTGGCTAATAATTGGTGGTGTCTATAATAATTGGCATTTCCTCTGATTTGTTGTCCGCCGGTACCGGGTTCTTCGCCTTCTCTAAGGACCCAAAGGTCCCAGCGTTCACATGTTGAGTCCGGTCCGTAATCGTCGTGGGTGTAAAGCCCGTCGAGGTTATCGGCCGCTTCGGCGTGTGTCATAACCCGGTCCGCATCGATCGTAAGGTCCAGTGCATCAGCAAGCACGCATATAACCTGTGACACTGCATTAATCTGTGCTTCTGTCGGCGGGTATGGTCCGAGATTGTCCGGGCCTATGGCATCTAAAGCGCAACAAAGCGTAATGGCAATGCTGCCGGTGTTTCGCATGTATGTTGCGTTTTTAACTTCGGCGAAATTATCCGTCGAGATAAAGCATCGGCCTTCGCCTGTGATGTTGATGTGGTAGTCACTAAACGTCTGGTTGTAACGGCCGCCTGTCCAATGAATGTAGAGTTTTACGTCACGGCCTAGGCTGCGGGCACCGTTCCATAAGTCCCAGTAGGCTTCACGGGCTAGGTTTTTAATTTCTTCCAGGGTTACTTCTCTCATTTGTCATCACTCCTTTCTTTATGTGGGGAAAGTTTCGATCCTCCGATATATCCCAAGAGACCGGAGGCAATAGACATGGCCAATTCATTTAGGCTAAATAAAATAGCCATTATAAGCCCCGTTACGAGGCCTGTAATGACTACAAGGTCTGCGATATTAATTTTGTCTATCACTTTTTCACTTCCTCATTTTATTAATTTCCATAAACATATTTTTGATTCTCACAAAATGATACGTGTCGATTTCTCTTAGGTTCTCAATGATTGACGAAAGCTCCGAGGCGACGGGCCACCACATAAAAACGTTGGCTAATAGTTCGTCGCCTCGTACGCCTATAAATACGGTGTCAGGAAGAGATACACATGCAATCGATAAGAAAAACCACGCCGGATAGAATATACATATCTTTTTTAACATGCTGCTTCTTAACTTTTCGCTCATAAGATATCTTTTAATCTTTCCGGTGTTAGCGTCGATGTAATCACCCCGCCCCCAACCATACCATATAAGCGTTGTGATGAAGGTTTTGGCTGTGTTCTTACGGTTATGGTCTTTATTGTACTGAAAGACTTCCGCGATAATGCGCAAGAAAGCATCGGCCACTAAGAGAATTAGTACCAGTAGAATTACGTTACAGATATCTAAGACATGTTCATGAGATACGTTTAGCAGTATCCTTGTAACCAGTTCGTCCATGAATTCCACGCCCTACTCCTTTTTTTCTTCTCTAGCTGCTAACCATTCAGCAACCGCTTCCTGGTACGGTTCGGGTACTAATTTCTTTCCCGTTTCGCTTTCGTCCAGGGTGTAGACTCCGGCTAATACCAATTTTCCGTACGCGCTTATCATATATTTTTTTAATACCATGATTATTCCTCCTTATTTTTAAGTGATTCTAATGCTAGCGAATTGTTCATTACTTCTTCCTGAATATCTACAATAGCTTCCAGAACGGTCACGGCATCCAGCTTTACTTCTTCTTCGGGCTCCGTTTCGGGGATATCGATTTTTTGGATTATCTTCCCGTTCTCTATGACGACTGTTGACGGGTCCAGCACGTCGCCTTCAAGGATTTCTCCGTCCAGCCCGATGAGCGGTTCTTTGTTCATGCACATGCTTTTTACCTTGTTGTCTTTAATTAAATAAAACATTGCGTTTACGTCCTTTCGTATTTAATCCCGTATATTTCGATGATGCCGCCATCACCATCTTTTTTTACCCATTTTGTCTCCGTCGAGAGCGTTGTGTTAAGTGACCAGTAGTTGTCTTTAAATTGATATAGAAAGAAAAGTTCTTTCATCGCAAACAAGGCTTGTAACTGCCAGCATTCGTATATGATATTTTTTCGTTGTCCACCGCTGGCACCCCAAATTAAAATCCATATCTTATCATATTTTTTATACGACTCTTTTAAGAGAATCGGATTATTCGTACTAGTTCCTATAATACCATTGCTCGTATTATTAATATTTCTCACGTCATTGTTAGAATTCTGCTGTTTCATCGCCTCCCAATCTATAAGCGGTGTCATAACCGGTGCTTTATGCCCGCTAATAGAATCTGATACTTTGTTTAAATCGCTCCTTAACGCCAATTCACCTCCTTTGTCCGGAGCGGTCGTGTCTTTTACGCTAAGGCTGCCGTTATTGGTTAATTCTATTTTCGCCTTACCGAATTGAGCGGTATTTCCTTCTACTATCACGTCTTTTTTGTAAGGTTCTGTCCAAGGTGTCGTAACAGGTTTTACATCGCTTTTTCTTACGAATGTTCTGCCGTCTAGCGTAGTGAGCGTTTGGAAAATTGTGTCTTCCAGCACTAGGACGTCTAATATGTATCCTTGAAATGTTTCATTATTGATTGCAATGCCCTCTCCAACGTATCTTCCAGGTGTCACCGCTTCGTTTACGTTTGTTACGGGCTCCACGCTTACCGTCTTGGCGGAGCCCGTGATATTAGCGTCTATGGCAGCGCCCTTGCTATTGACGGCCGCTTCTATGACTTCTTGAACCTTGTATCCCGTGGATTCGTCTATTAATCGGTAGGTTTTTTCTTCGGCCTTTATAATGACCGTGCTTCTTGTTACGCTTACTATAAGGTCTACTTCCGGGCCGGCGTTAATAACATGTGCTTCGTTTTTGGCGTTTTTAATAAAATTTTCGACGTCAAAACGAGCTTTAACGATAAGTCTTGTTCCGTCTTCGGCTCCCATGCCCTGTGCCGTTAATTTAAACTCTTCCATTTCATCTTTAAATTCTTTAACGGTTTTCCCGGCAGGGTCCATGGAATTAAACGGAGCCCACACGTTTTGCGATACTTCATACCCTTTTGATATAGCGTTTAGAACTCTGTCGGCCATTTGGGCGGTGCGTTCCGTTGTTTCAATTAAATCATTACGGATATTTTCTATTCCTTTAATTTTTGCTTCTTGTTCCTGGGCAATGAGAGTAAGGTTGTCGGCTACCGTCTCAACGGCGTTATACGGATACTTATTGGGAAGATCGGCGTTTTGTTCAATCGGCGTTTCCCGCTTAATAACAAGGGTGTCGGTTACAAATAACGGCACGCCGTTTACGGGGTAGATGAATTTGTTCTCCGCTTCGTCAAAACGGTAATTTGCTACAATCGGCATTTCTTTACCATTTACCAATAAATACCCTTTAATATCTTCGCCTGCTCTGTACTGATAAGGGAAAGGAAACGAGGTTGTTACCCCGTCCCCCTTGTAGGTGATTGTGGTTTTGTCTTTAGTTATCATTAGCGTTTGTCCTTTCTTTTTTGTTCATTAGCTTTTTTCTTGTCTTGACGTACCCGTTCTTCGTGTGTCTTGTAGCGCTTATCAAATATCGTCGTGGTGATAAGCTCTTGGACGCTTCGGTCTGTGTCAACGAGCGAAAACCTTACAAGGTTCCAAAATCCGTCTGATAAGGTATCGGAGAATTTCCAGGTGCGGTTTCCCACGCGCGATAATGAACGGCCTATGTCGGTGAAGTCTTTCTTTTCGTTTCCGGCGGCTTGCGCTGCCTTTACAAGTTCGTCTATTGCCGTTATGGCAAGCGGCGAATTGTTTTGGTCGCTTCCTAATAAGAAGTGATTCATGACCCCTTCTAAAGCATCACGGACTACCGGGAGCCCTTGGTCTACGTTTCTTACGGTTGTAATTCCCAGGCGACGGAGCATTTTGTCCGGATCGTCGAGCTCTCCGGCCACGGCGCTTCTGTAAATAGTTTCGGCCAGGGTTTGCAAAACAACCCAGTAAAGGGTTGCGTTTATAAGCGCCATGTAATCTCCGTGGTCTTTTACTCTGTATCCCGCCTTAATGAGGGCGTTTAATACGGTTGAACTGTAGCTATAGAACGGAGTTAGTTGTCCTACTAGGGTGTTCTTTCTTTGCATGGCTACCTGGTCTTTTACTTGGCCGCTTCCGAATACCGCTCTTACGTTTGTGTCTGCGTCTGAAATGGCGTTTTGTTCCATTTGCTTAACGTCTGTCATGCCCGCTTCGATTTGTTTTCTCATCGATTCGTCGTATCCGTGTTTCCAAAGGGCCATTGAGAACATGAGGTCCGTTTCTGTAATAAACCAATATCCAAAGCGATTGAACTTTTCTTTGGCGTGTGTTGCTCGTTCTCTAATAAGCGAGGTATCTTGACCTACCTCTAACTTCATGTCCTGCTGCATATCCCTATCAATGGTATTCATGCGGTCCCGCATCATGGGCGATTTGTCGAACACGAACTGTCGATTTCTAGCGTATGTATCTGTTCCTTTGTAGAAGCCTAAGCCAAAACCAGTAATGGCTTTTAGGGTATTTATCTTCCCTATTTGGTGCATCATGGGAAAGACGTTAAGAACGTTTAATAGGGCTGTCCCTGTTCTCATGGCCATAACGGCAAAGGCCGAGTTTTTGCGCATCTGTTCAAGGGTGCGATTAATGATATCTGCCTTTTGAACGTCCGTTTTCCATACATCTTTTGACCACTGCCGGATCATGTTGTACGTTTCCATGCCATATTTTTGTTGCACGGCTTGCTGTACGGCCGGGTGCGTAATTAATTTATACACGTCGGTTGCCGCTTCACGCATGGCGATATGGTGAATGGCTTCTGTAACCGCCTGCGGCCACACGTCAAGGCGTAAGGCGAGCTGCTGTCCTTTTACTTCACTTACACGAGATTTTGTACTGCCCATGCCGATTCCAAAGGTCGAGCTTCCCGAAAGGGCCTGCTTTACGATGTCGTCGGCTGCAAGATCCGAGGCTCTTATACTTAACTTCGGATCATAAACAATCGGATAGTAGCCGCCTTTAATCTGACGGCCGTTAATATTAAACGGCAGCGCTTGTACTTTTCCGAGGCCTTGGCCGTATAGGTTTTCCTGTACCTTGTTTCTTTCGGCCCAATAACTATCAAGCTGCGTCCAAATGGCTTCGATGAAGTTCCAGTCTTTATCAGTAAGCGATGACTCTAGCACGCTTTGCATCGTGTATTCGTCGATGACGTCCGCTTCGTTTTTGGCTGATTTGTTAATGGTTGAAAGTACGCGCTTACGGCCCTCTTTGTTGCCCCAGTTTAAGGCCATGCAAATTAATTGTTCTCTTGTGAAGTTTGTCGTAAGCCCGATAGTAAAGACTCTGTCGGATCTCATCGCCTGCCATTCTTCGAGCGAGTACATATTGTAAATATTGGAGAATACCTTGCACGCCTCTTGCCGCATCGTAAGTTCTTTATTGGCCCCTTGATTTATCGGTTCATACACGAGCTGCATCCAGTCGCCACCAAACCGATTAAAGATAGTTTCGGCCTTGGTGAGGTATAGCAATGCGTCTTTGGCAAGGCTTTTAGCTTTGGACTTAGCGTCGGTTTGGTTATTTGAGTCCTGTAACGGATTAAATTCATTATCTACGCCGATAGCCTGGACAAGCTTCATAGCCGCTTCTTCTTGGCTTATGACTTTGCCGTTTCTGTCCTTAATGGTTGTGGCTTCATAATCTCTTCTTGAGGCTTTATATAAAACGTTCATGGCTTCAACCATATCCTGGAATTGGTCCATTTGCATTTCGCTGTAGTCTTTGCGTTCTTTACTTTCAGCTAATATCCTAAGCCACGGTGCCACGATTTTATCAGGGTTTGGCGCGGTTTCTTTATCCATTGCATAATCAGGATTTAAATCTCCGTACACCTTTTCCCAGTTAATCCCTACGGGTTCACCCTTTTCATTTAACGGCTTAATACCGTCTTTTTCGGTGATTCCTGTAATATAGGCCAGGTGCTGGATCATGTACCGGCTGTTCGGGTCCAGGCGTACCGGATTTTCCCTTCTGCTAATACGCTTAACCATACCCTTAATACCGTCCATGGCTTCTTGCTGCATGTCTACACGTCCGGTTGAGCCTTCAAGCTTTGTTCTTACGTATTCTTGATTATCTTTAGCCGCTCTACTCATGCAGTAGTATTTAAGGCTGTTTCCCTTGGCAGTAGCTGCTTCTTCAAAGGCACCTGCTGCCATTAACCTGTCGGCGTTATTTCCTTCTTGTTTGGCCTTTATTTCCCAGTGCCGCCAGGTGGTGGCTTCGGCTACTGTCATCTTGCTTAATTCTTCACGGGCTACTTGAAGGGTTTTGGTGTAGCTTCCGGCTGTAATGTCTCTTGCCGTATTTAACCCACGCATGGCTTCTTTTAAGGCTGCCTTAGCCGAGGCTAATTCTTCTTTAGCCGAGGCTCTATGCTCTTTGTCCTTTTCCTTAGCGTCCTTTAATCGTTCCTTTAACTTTTGAATCTCTTCGTTCTTAGAAAGCATTAGGGCTACTTGACGGCCTTTTTTTGCTTTCTCGTCGTCTACGCCTAAAATTTCTTTAATGCCGGCCGTAATTTCTTCTTCGGATTTTCCGTCCAGTGCGTCAAGTTCACGCATTGCTTTAACCGCTTCTGCGACGTATCCGTTTACTTTTCGCTTAATTGCATAGGCTTCTAATTGCGAAAGTCTCATTTGAGCGTTTGTCGAGGCAAGTTCCGCATCGGCTGCGTTTTTAAAGTCTTCGGATGTCGGCATCATTTCTTCGTACTCTTTGCGACGGTTTTCCATGAATGCCTTTGAACGTTCTTCTAGCGGACCGCCTGCTTTTTCAATGGCCGATTCGAACGATTCTTTCGAGTCGTACCCAATTGTTCTTAGGTAGTCTTCTTTAAAGTTATCGTCAGTTTCCCTATAAACCAATTCTTGGCCGTATATCGGGTTTTCGTCTACCAGGTGTTTTTCGTAATCGATTCGTTCTTTTTCGAGGCTGTTTTCAAGGTCCGTTCTCCACTGGTTTTCCTCTTGACGCATGAGTTCTTTAAGGACCCGTTCTTTGGCTTTTTCTTTGGCATCTTCTGCCCAGCGTTTAATCATGTCCCCTTCTGAACCCGTTAAGTCCCCTGAAAAGCCCTTCTTGTCCCAGGCGTCTAACTCTTTGGCTTTTGCCCAGGCTTCTATTTCATCGTCCGTTGCAAGCATACGATCCATAACGCGCTTTACATCTTCCGGCGGTTCTTTACCGAGATTCTTTAAATCTCTATAGATTGATACGAGCCAGGATTTAAACTTTCTGAATGCACTTTGTAAGGCCTGTGTCGGAGCTTTTCCTTCTGCTACATAGCGTTCAAAGCCACGGGCAAAGCGTTCTTGCATCCAGCGTTCTTCGGCAGCGCGAATGGCTATGGCGTCACCACTTTTACGGGCGTCTTTAATGGCCTTGGCATAGGATTTAAATTCTTTTTCTCGTGCCGTTCCTTCGTAGTCCTTTATATCCTCCGGTTTATACACCGCCCATTCTTGAATCGTGTTCCAGTCTTCCAGGAGTCCTTTAGGCGCCGCTTCGTCAGTTGCCATTTTACTCATTTCCGTAAGATACATATGCGCCGCTTCGTGGACGAATGAGGATTGGTCTGCTCCGTCGAATAGGTGAATGGCGCCTGTAAAGGAATTATATGAGGCTTTTATTTCTTGATCATATTTGTTACGTATTTTAATTGCTTTGTCGTCGAATACCACGTAACAGCGTTCATCTTGTGTGCCTTTATATGTAATTCCCTTAACCCCGAATTCATTTAGCTTTATCGATGCCTTTTTATCGTCTCCGTACAGATTGCTTAGCATTTCGTATATGCTTTTCCCGGTGGTGTTTTTAAGCACTCTTCTTGATAATTGGCCTTCGCCTGCATTGGAAATAAGCTCGCTTAATGCGTTTTTCACCTTTTCCGGTTGTTCATTAAACGATTTTTGTTCATCTAATAGCACATCTGTGTCCGGGATTTCGGCTTCCAACAGCCTGCCGCCTTTATGCCCTTTCGCTTCGCCTTGCTTTAAAATATTAATAGCCTTTTGGGCTTCGGCTATATATGCTCCACGGAATCTCCCCTCTTTCAAGTCTTTCTGTAGAATATTTATTGCAGCGTCTTTTGTTCCGTGTTCTTCCAAGGCATCTAGGGCGTATCCTATCGCCTCTCCATACTTTGCGGTTTTTCCGGTTGTCTCCCAGTCTCCGGATTCGTTGACTGTCCATACCTCCCCGTTTAATTCAACGGTACTCCCCTTATCGCCGAGTATTTCCTTGTATGCCTCCGAAACTTCTCTGTTCTGGGCAAAATATAATCCCCATCCATGTGCCTGGTTTCCTTCACCACTGCCTATCCCTGATAAATCAAAGGCATCGAAATCATAAGGTGTGCCGTGCCACGCACGCTGTTTATATTGGTTGATGATATTTACCGCCTTGTCGCTAAACACCACTACACAATTGCCGTCTTCACTGTCGTAATAGGATACGCCTTCAATCCCGTTTTTATTCAATTGTTGTGAGGCTTCTTCCATGCTTTCGAGTGATGCCGATAGGTATTTATAGATTTCTTTACCCGTTCCAACGCTTCTTTTTAAGGCTTCTTTGGGATTTTTAATAGCCGCTTCCAGGATGCCGTCTTTTCTTTCTTGTATCGCCGCTTCGGCTTTTTCAGCTTCTTTTTTTACAGCGGTAAGGACTTTTTCTTCTTTTTCCTTTTCCTTCTGCATAAAGTCCCGGTCTTTAATTTGTTTGTCGATATATCCAAGGGCTTTAAGACGCTTTATGGCTATTTTTTCTTTAAATTTCGGTTTGTCGGTATTTTCAAGACCGTTAGCCGCTACTTCTAATTGCTTTACCTTGTCCTTAGCTTTATCAAGGTCTGATAACGCTTCGGTCTCTTCGGGTAAGGTCCGCATTTCGTTGTGCAGTAGCTTTTCCCAAAATGTCTTTTGTTGCTTATCCGGTAAGCCCGATATTGTCTTAGCAAGCTTTTCTTGTATTTTTGACGGCTGTTCTTTGTACCGTTTTTCTTCTGCAAGAAGGTTTGTGTCTTCGGGAATGTCTACCTCGTATAAGTACGACGGCAGCCCTTTGCTTTTTGCGTGTTTTTTATACGCCTGGGCTGTCTTTTTGTTTTTAGCTGTGTAAATACCCCAGCCATGCACCATATCTCCAGCACCGGTAAGGGCCTTTTCTAAGTTAAACTCGTTAAAGTCCATGCCGCTTCCGTGCCATGCGCGTTGGTCGAAAGTTTGCTCTAAGGTATTGTTTTTGTTTACTGTTTTTGTTAAACTATTGTCATGGAAAGATGTATTTTTGCCGTTGTATTCGGACGTATGGCCAGGGTCCTTTTGGGCATTGACCACGGCATTAGCATCTTTCCATATTGTTTTTAAGCGCAACCTTTTTTTAGACATTAAAACGTTTTCAACGACGGACATTGTTCCGTCGTTTTTTTTTTTTTTTAACCTAATGCTTGGCAGGCCGA